GACAAGCAGAAGGATCCACCCCGGCTTCATCGCCTCACCCCTCCGATGTCATCGGCCCAGCGCTCGGTGTAGAACGAATAATAATCCACCTCCCGAAGCCTTTTGAACGTGGAGTGCGCCCAAGCCCACAGCAGGGACGGAAGCCCTATCACGATGAGGTAGAGCCAGCCGAGATATAGCGACTGCCTTGTGTGCCCGTACTCGTGGCTTATGGTGTCACGGACGTATGATGAGCTGTTGTAGCGGTACTTCCACGGCAGGATGATGAACCGCCCGAGGCTGATGCCGCCTCTCATCCTTTCAGTGTAGAGGATGCGGACATCCCCGTAGGGTGCCTCCATGCACTGGCAGTCCACGCCGTAGAACTGGAAGAGGATGAACCCCAGGAGGTTCTGCGGAAGCTCCCACAGGAGCCTCAGGAAATTGATGATCTCTTTCATAACTCAATATATTTGCGTCAAACGTCAATCAATCGCCAAATCCCGACAACTTACAGAGCCTTGTACTCGCTTGTGGCGTCGAAGCACGGGCACGCCTTCCTGGCGAAGTCCCTGTGGCCTCTTATCTCCGCGTTCGGGTACCTCGCCTTCAGATCCTTCAGGAGCTTCGTGAGAGCCTCCCTCTGCGCCAGCGTCCTCGTGTCCTTGGCCTTGCCGGACTTGTCGAGACCTCCCACGTAGCACACGCCCACGCTGTCCGCGTTGCGCCCCTGGCAGTGCGCCCCGATCTCGTTCTCCGGCCTCCCGGCGTGGACCGTGCCGTCAAGGTAGACGACATAATGGTAGCCGATGGTGCGGAACCCGCGTGCCTTGTGCCACCTCGTTATCTCCTCGTTCGTCACCCACCTGCCCTCCGGCGTGGCGGTGCAGTGCACTATGATGTAGTTAATCTTCCTTGCCATCCTTGACCTCCTCTTTGTTTTCGGATTCATCCGTTTTCTTTATCGTTATCGCCCCCTCGATGTTCGCCCCGGTCTTGGCCTCGACCACGGCCTCGATGACCTTCGCCGCGTCAACCTTGACCCCGGCCTTGTGACCGAACTTCCAGAAGTACCAGTTCTGCGCTATGCTTATCAGCTCCACGCCGATGACCACGAGCATCAGCCCCGTCTCGATGATGGTGTAGCCCGTGGCCACGGCGAGGCTGGAGGCCAGCACCGCCCAGCAGAAGTACTCCACGGCCTTGCCTATCGTGCGCCTTATGGCGCGGCTAATCCTGATCCGGTCGCCCTTGCGCTTGGCGGCCCTGATGCCGAACACGAGGTCTATCAGGATGACCACGGCGGCGATGACGAGGTACGGTAGCATCCTCTCGAAAGATTGTTGAAAGAACAGCAATAGTGTGGCCGATATGCCCGTGCCGACCACGACACTCCCCGCGGAAGCCTCGTCCGAGAGGATGTGGGCGTTGAAACCTTCCGTCATGCTCCACCCCCTGTGTCTGTTAATTCAACATACAGCCCCACCAGAGCGGCCAGGTCGTGCGTGAGCGCCTGCCCGCTGTCCCTGGTGCACTTGTAGAGGACACCGCCCTGCGTATAGTACTTGCCGTTGAATATTTCCATAGGCGGCGTGTACTGGATCGGGTCGTCCTGCGTACCTGCCGGCTCGACCTCGATGACCTCATAGAGCGCGGCTGTGGCCAGGCTTGGCGGCTGGTTATCCAGCACTGCGGCCACATCCTGGCGCACCCTCCAGAGCTTGCCGTCGTGGGACACGACCTGACCCGCGGCCAGCGACTTGCCGACATAGGTATTCCATGAATACACCAGCAGCGGCCTTTTCAGCGCCTCCTCATCTGTGATGTCGGTGCGCCCGTTGTACTGCTCCAGCACCATATCCCTCAGCTGGTCGGTGATGGTCGGCTGCGGCTCCCCCGGTTGTGGTGGCGTGTATGGCTGCCAACCATCCGACAGCACCATCTCCTCGGTGGGGTTGATTATCTGGAAGTTATCCTTAATAATGACTATCCTCGATCTGTCACGGATAGTTCCGTCCTTTATGTAAAGATGTGTGTCCATAACTAAGATAGTTTTTTGATTACAAATGTTCCTGCGAGATTATCATAATACTTCAAGCCCTCGCCGACATCCACGGTATTTTTAATATCGCTTATTTCCGTAATCTTATAATCGTCCAGATAAAAACCAGCGGTTACAGTATAAACTGTGATACCATCCTTCTCAGTGACGTCCGTTACTGTAAACCGGATTTCCAGGTTAATATTAATTGTAGAAGGAAACCCTACTATGTCATTAAAAATATCAGTGCCAAACATTCTTGCGACTATGCTAATGTTAATATAACCACTACTACCGCTCGAATCGACTTTTTTTATCCGTACATCACACATGTCGTAAAGTTCGCTTGTGCCGCCATAGACACGGAACGGATAGATATAATCGCTTGTCGCCGTCGGAACATCCCCGGTCCAACTCACAGAATAGGATGCCCCGACAGTCAGTGTGATAGGCGCGTTCATAAGTTCAGGCGAATCGTGTGGCTCAGTTGTGTTCACAAGCGTCTTCACGCCATCTGGTATGCAGCCCATCATTAATTTCCTCATCAAGCCCATATCCTTTTCCTCCTGTTATGATGACGCCTTGAACATGCCGATAGTGGCGCAGTTGTTGACGATAACAAGCTGGCAGCAGGTGTTGCCCTCGAACGTCGGAACCTCGCCGTTCTGCCAGCGCACGTCTGCCGGAACTGTCAGCGTGTAGTCTTGATTGGGTACATAGAACTGGCAGCAATACTCCTGCCCGTCCATATCTGCACCTGATGGTAGTGTCAGCGTCAATCCCACGCACCTCCCCACGATGTGGAACTTGTCCGCGGCCAGCTCGATGGACGGTGTGTCCGCCACATATGAGGTACCGTAGCCGATTGTGCTCGGGATGGTCTTGACGACCTCCCTCTTCCTGGCATACCCATCGAGGCTTTGGTGTTCGGTCAGGAACCCGCTGTCGTTTGTCAGCTGCGATGTTTTCGTAGGGATATCGGAGGCTTTGGCGAAGCCACTCAAGTCATCCTGCGTGATAATTTGATAATTACTTAAGCTTGCATTATATGTGCCATTCAGCGATGATATAATAAATGTGCTTACGGAGTTGCCGAACGATTGCGTTAATGTGATATAGGTGCTACCCCCGACAGAGTAAGCACTCGACGAAAGAACTTGACCGTAATTCACGAATATCTTGTGTGCGTCAACTGCTGCCTTAACATCGTTAAACTGTTCGGCAGTCAGAGTTGTGTTGTTTCCCGGCGAGGTTGAGATGAGATTCGTTAGCCACCCGATGTCGTAGGTCTGCGGGGCCGCGCCGGCCCTGTCGAGGAGCGCCTCCACCTGGGCGCCCGTGTATTTGCTGTTGTATGCCATATTCGATCACATTTTATTCGCCTTTCAGCACGTTGAGCGTCCCGCCGTCCGACAGGATGAAGTCCATGTCCGAGCCAGCGAACGGCTCCCTCCTTCCGGCCTGCGTGACGGTCAGCGTGGCGGACGGCCCTTCCGCGGCGGCCACCGTGACCTCCGCCGAGCGGTCGCAGCCCTCGTTTGGGTCGGCCTCGATGGAGACGGCTCCCGCGCCCTTTCCGGACACCGGGGATATTCTCAGCCAATCAGGTAATGCCATGATGTTCTGTTCTTAAAAAATTGCGGACGGGCGCGGGGTCAGCCGCGCCGGCCCAAATGAAAGGGACGGTCCCCTTAGGACACGTTCCATGATGTGTTGGAGTCCACGTTGACGACCTGCGCCGGCGTGCCCTCCCAAGGCAGCGTGATGGTCTCCTTGTCCAGATTGAGGAACGCGTCGCCGGCGGTCTGGTTCAGCACGATCTGCGCGGCCACGGCCCCGCCGTTGGACACCTTGACCGTCCTCGACACCGCGTCCACGGTGGTGTTCTCCGGCACGGTCACCTCGACCTCGAAGTTGTACTGGGCCGCCGCTCCCGGGTCGCCCTCGATCTCGGAGCCGTTGGCCGCGGACTTTCCGGCCGCCGTGTAGGAGGCCGCCATCTCCGCGCCTCCAGCCTCGCCCACGAAGGCGAAGGTCAGCGCCTTGGAGTTGGACTTTCCGGCGACCTTGACCTTGCCTCCCTCCTTGGACACGCTCATCGACGCGCCGTTGTCGAGCTCCACGAACTCCGGCTTCGGCTCCTGGTTGACGGTGTAGGCCTTACTCCCGGCCACCCCGTCTCCGGTGACCGTCACCGTGCCGGTGCGAAGCACGCGCCCGGTGTGCTCAAGCCCCGTGTTGGTTATCGTCCCGTCACCTGACCCGCTCGTCGGGTCCACTGTAAGCCATGATGGTTTTGCCATAATCTGATGTGTTTTTATTGGTTTGACATGAATTCTCTCAAAGTTATCCGACCCTCCACTCCACGTTCGACAGCACGTCCACGAAGTCCGTCCAGTCCGCCGCCCTCAGCAGCCAGATGACTCCCGGCGACACGTCGAGCCGCGCCCTCTCCGACACCGGCCACACCTGGGCCTCGCCCAGCATGACCCTCGACACCGCCCTCTCTCCCAGACGGATGTCCGCCGCCTCGTCAATCCTCATCGCCGGCCCCTCCCGTTATCACGTACAGCGTCCAGGGATCCTTCTTTTCCAGAGCCGCGTAGGCGGCCTCGTCAAGTATCACTATAGGAACTCCTCCGAGCGTGATGATCCTCGTCTTCAAATCCACAGTGACGGTCCTTCCGTCGGCGGAACCCGCGCAACCGACAGCCTCTTCTCCCGACTCCACGACCCTTACAAGGTCGCGCTCGTACATCCTCGACTTGCCGGCGGAATCCTTGAATATGATCTCCACACCGTAGGATCCCACACCGAGTGCCCCAGCCGGGAAGAAGGCTGTGACCTTTGAGCCAATAGCCGACACCTCGCGCCCGGCCACACGGCCGAACGGCCCGACCATATTCAATGACACGCCCTCCACCTCCGAAAGGTCGCTCGGGGAATATGTCCCCGTGGCTTTGTCGAACACGGACACCACCGCCTCGATGGTGACATCGTTGCCCCGCACTATCCTGATTCCGCTATGCTTGCAATCACACTCTTTGTTCATGATGTATCCTATTCTGTTTCGAGAACCAGGTCAATCTCCTTGTTCTCGGTTATGGTGAACCTCGTAATGGAGTCTTTGTAGCCGTCCTTATGCACTGACACTGTGACATCTGCCCCCTCCGCGATAGCCATTCCTGCGGTGTATGTGGTTACCGTGCCGTCTATAATTACCCCGATGCTGGCGTCACTCGGAGTGACATTGACGGTCAAGGTGAAGTATTCAGGCGCTTTTTGGGTAATCGTAAATGATTTTGAGAACGTTCCCAGTCCATCAACACGTGTTCCGGTTAATGTGACGGTACCGGTTCTTGACTTGGTGGAGGTGTTCTTCAAAAAACGGACTGTCAATACGTTGACTGAACTAGATAATGAGGTGGCGGCGCTCTTGAGAGTCCCGGTTACAGCGGCGGTCAGGTTTGTAAGGTTTTCGTAACCATATCTCAATGAAACTTCTGTAGTTGTCGCTTTGACCGTCGTTGAATCGAACTCAAGCGATATCGATGGCTCTTTCACAGTAGCCTCGGATGCCGCCGCTTGGGTTATCGTGAACGATTTCGAGTAGGTTCCCTTGCCATCGGAGCGCGTCCCCGTTACAGTGACGGTGCTCACGCGCTCTGACGAGGTTGTGTTGGCCCTGAAGTTCACGACGATCGTCCTCGAAACTTCATTGAGGTTGACGGTTGCCCCCTCGAGTGCGCCGGTCACTGTCGCCGTCAGCCCTGTGAGGTTCTTGGAGGAGAAAAGCTGCGTGACACTCGTGGTCGTGGCCGGGACGCTGAACGTATCCTGTAAGAGGCTAATGGATGGATCCAGCTCGGTCGCCGCCCCTGCCGCTTGCATGACAGTGCACGTCGCGACAACGTAATCGGTTTCGACGGTATCGCAGATCAGCTTCACATGACCTGTCCTGCTGCTGGATGACGAGTTCGTGTTAACATCGATAACTATATCCGAGTCCACGGCGATCCAGTCCGCATCAGACTCCAGCCGCCAACCGACAGAATCCGGATCCGACACCTCGTAAGGAATAGATAAACCTGCTGCTTCCGCGGACATCTCCGATTCCAGATTCCATGTCGGAATCGTCTTGCAGGCCACCGTGGCGGTCTTGTTTGAATCCATCACTATTGTCTGCATTCCGGAGTCGATCATCCCATTCTTGTAAGCCCACACTTTGACAGTGGTGTTCTCCCTGAACGTCATTGGCTCCGTGTAAGTCACAGCGTCAGCCATGGACGATTGTCCCGCAACATATTCAAGAACCTTCACAGTGGCTCCCGGTGTCGCGCAGTTCACTGTCAGGGTATATTCATTCACCACGGCGGCCACGGTGAGATTGCATCTTGCCGTGAATCCGCCGTCGTTGGTTCTGACCCCTATGACCGCCGAACCGGCGGCAACCGCCTTCACTGTACCGTTTTGGTTGACCGTGGCGACGTTCTTGTTTGATGACTCCCATGTCACCGACCGGTCGGTCGCTCTTTCCGGCGCTACCGTGGCCACCAATGTTTCCGATTCGCCGACAGCGAGGGATAGCACGGACTTGCTCAGACTCACGCCGGTGACGCTCACTGAAGCGATCTTGTAGGTGACAGTGACTGATTTCTCCGCATAGACGCTTGAGTTGTCCTTGCTTGTCGCCCGGATTTTGACCGTAGAACCGTTCGCTCCTCCCTTGACAGTAAGCAGCCCCTTCTCATCGATGGACGCATAGTCCGAACCGCTCACCACACTCCAGGTTATGCTCCGCTGTGTCGTGTTCGACGGTGAATATGTCACCTGGAACTGCGCCGTGTTGCTTACATCGTTCACGGTGGACGGCCCGAGGATGCCAAGTCCTGTGATGTCGATGTCCACTTTGTCAATGACAGTGTTGTTAGGGTTTGCGTAATGCCATTTGAACGTCATGCTGCTGACAGTCCTATCCGTCAGCGATGTCTTGAACTCGTCCACGACAATAGCCCGTTCCGAACCATCCTTCTCGATGATGTACCTCTCCTTGGCCGCAAGAAACTCCAGCCAGTACCCGTTCATCCCGATGCTGTCGATGTGCCCGGAGTTCTGCTCGAATGTCATCGAATAGTCATTCTCCAGCTCCTGCTCTATCCCGGAATTCACGAACACCTGCGTCTCCGACTCTATCGAGCGGCTGAACTTCCCGGTTGCGTGAATATATTCATACGTCCCTCGCCGCCCCAGGAACTTGTACGTCTTCAGTGGCAACCGTGTCCTTCTGATCTCGAATGAATATGTCTCTGATTTGCTTCCGGAATATTCAATCCAGATCTTGAACCCCGTTATTTTCGATGTGTCCAGACCCTTGGATGCAGCAGTGGACAACATTGTGCCGGTGGAGATGTCAAGGTCATAGTATTTAGTGGACACATAATAGGTGGGGCTAAGTTTGTAACTGGTAGAAGAGCCTCCGTCAAGATAGTCGAATCTGACATAAGTGGAGACATCACCCGAAGTCCTGTAGAAATAGAGCCGATCTTCCGCTCCTTCATAGGCAGGGGACTTAACCGGCCTTGTCGTGAATATGGTTGCGGCAAGGGACTTGTACGCGAACTTCCTGCAAGGCAGCACGCTGAAACTGTACGAACACGAGGACGAGCCTTGTGTGGCCGAGAATGAGCCAGTCACCATCCCTATGCCATTGCCCATCAGCGCTCTGAGAATCTCGCCGGCCGGTAGCCGTACAATTCCGGAGTTAGGAGCCACGTCAAAGCTTAGCACCTCCTGTGATGCAAGGATTCGTGAACCAAACTTAACGGTGATCGTCACCGTGTCATCCGATTCCGTGGTCAGCGTCAGCCAAGAGCTTTCGTCAGCGAATTGTATGCTACCTGTAAATTCCATATCCGTGTTTCAATGGCAGGGTATATCATCCCCAACCCAGAACAAATGTACGGCAGGAAGTTCCATTCAGAAAGGACATCAGATTTCGATGAATTCCCCACGTGTCGAGACCGCCTCCGACCCCGCCGCCACCGTCACCGAAAGCTTTGCCACAATCCATTTCCTCCCCTTGAAGTACACCGGCCTGTACAGTCTGAAATTATGCAGGTCGATAGGGGAGAGTTTCACATCCACCGACACCCTCTGCCTTGTCTTCCCCAACCACTCCGCGAATGCCTTGTGGTACTTGTCCCAAAGAGCGGCGGGCGTGATGGATAGAGCTTCCAACGAAGATACTAATGGTAGGTCTACATTGCAGGCAAACCCATTGCTGATCAATTGGTCGTTGAACATAACTCCTATGTATGTTTTCTTACTTCGTTCCGAACTTCCTGTCTCCACATCAATAATTGGTGTCATACGGTATTTCCTGGCAGTCTCTCCGTAGAAGATTTTTTCTGGAGAACATCGCACAAGAGTGAAGTCTGACTTGTTGCTAAACTCATCGGAGTCATTGTCGGGTTCATGTTTTGAAATTGCCCCACTTGTGTATAACACGTCACATTCGTATGCTGCATCGGATAACGGCACCATATTGACGTAGTCCTCTTGTCCTAGTTGTGTAATATAAGCCGTATATTTCCGACCTGAATAGATATCACCGGACTGTTTGCAGAACACGGTTTTATATTCTTCTTTGTCATCGAAACAATCCAGAATGTCTTCTATCCCTCTTGCATCAGAAATCTCGGCTATAGTCCCATTTTGAATGGATTCTTGAAGAGTGTTTCCATCTAAGTTGCTTTCCTCTTCTTCGTACCCAAAGGAATATGATTGGCTTGGCTCCTCCTCTGTGGCAAAATCATCGTTAATTTTATCAGTCCAATCTGTAGGGGAACTTCCTAAAATGGATGTATTGAACATGATTTTGAGGCGGTAGTTTTCAGCAAAGCAACTCGCTCCGAATATTGAACACAAGTTTTTGATCAGATTCGCAAACGTGATGTCTGGTAAACAATGGGCGACATCAGTTATATAATTTCCTGTTTCTATCCCCCCGAGGGTGGTATTATTCTGACTTATGCTACCATCGGATCTTGTTGTTGTTTCTGAACTCAAAGAACTACGTGTGACCCCATCGTAAATTATCTCGTGATAGCATCCGAGTACACAAAGGTCTTCAACAGTTATAAATGACACCCTTGTCGGGAAATCTACCGGAAGGTTCCTCATTATGGTCGAGACTCGAACGGCTGGAGTAAAGGTAGAATAATCGAAAGTCTCGTAACTACTCACATAATTTAAGTACTTGGTCTGATAGGTGCGTTTTGTTGTATCCTGTGGACCGAGCGATCGGATTGTTCCCTCGTAAGGATGCAACGCTACACCTGATTTACGTATGAGTAATGGTGTGGAAAACAAATCACTTGACGGCACACCATTTCTGACATCGAACTCCAGAATCTCCTGGTCCCAGATCTTCCCTTCCAGTTCCACCACCTTCTCCGTGAACGTGTACATCAGACACCCGTCCTCGATCCCATCATACACCAGCGTCCCGCTCACAAACGGCACACCCCCGATCCACACCGAAGCTTCCAGTCTTTTCACGTTCGGCGCCAGGAACATAGCCGGCGTGTACCCGAACACCCTCCTGTTCACCGGACTCGGCGGAAACGAAATCTGCGTGCTGAAAGCCGAAGGAATATGATCCTCCTCCAACATCGGATTCTCCATCTCGATCTGGAACTCGAACCCCTTCGTAAGATCCAGCTCCGTGAAATCCTTAGTCAATATCCTAACCATAACGAACTCATTATGGCACAAAAATAGCCACCCGCAGGTGGCTACAAAAGGACAACGGAAACGGATTCTATTCTTTACCCGTGTACTTCGTGAAATTAACAGGTGGGATAAGAACCGCACCCAAGCCTCCTTTCAATGCCACATTGGCAATGTGTTCTCTTACAAAAGGGAACACAATGGCCGCACCATTGATACGGCCAAAATCCTCATCGCTTTTGATGTCCGATTCACCTTCTTTCTTGAATATTCCCACCATTTTTGCCGTAATCCTGAACTGCTCAACCTCGTCACGCTTTTGCGCCACTGTAACATCAACAGTGACGGCTATTCTTGGTTCGGCAGATGCGACTCCAACATTTATATCGAATGAGTTTTGAGCCTTCTTGTCGAATATCACATCGCTAATTCTTTTGAAAGAACTTTCGATTAGGATGATATTTTCAAGGGTAAACCCTGACTTTGGATTGCTGTTGTCCATAATTCTTATGCTGCTTTTGGATAGTTATCATTATTAATTTCAACACGGAATTGCGCACCTGATTGCTGCGAAAAGGAATAAGTCTCACATCCAATAGGCGCTAATGAAATCCAAGTGAAAGGCATTTCGTGGAATTTTGGAGTGATTTCAGATTTCCGCAAAGAGAAGCGATTCTCATCTTTGCACGAGAAGGATGCAAAACCAGCCCCTTCTTTAACAAAGATTGGATTTTTCACTTCGATGTATGATTTATCTGAAATGAAGCAAATGTTTTCAGTAGGGAATTTCTCGATGAATCTGCTAAATAAGTCATCCTCCCATTCAATGTATAACGCATCGTTACGATAAACATCATCGGGCACGATTTCAATGATATGCATAGAAGACATTTGATCGAACTCGTAGCGTACTCGAATATTCTGAATCTTTTCAAGAAGAAGATTCAGTTCATTGATAATATATTCATTAGAAGTCATATTCAGTATTTTCTCAAAATAGGAAGGATCTCTCTCATCAAATCAAGCGAGTTCGAACTTTTGGATGAATCAAAATTTTCATCTTCATAATCTGCTGACTCGCGAAGTTTCTTTAGTTGGAAAATATCCCTACGCAAAGTACGGCCATCATTAGGATTACTCTTCTTGATGTATTCCAATACGAGGTTCAGCAGATAATTGTGCGAACCTTCTCTGCTTAAACTACACTCTGAGGCGATTTGATCCTTTGTTTTCCCGATAACATAATAACATATATGGCAAATCCTTTGAAAACAAGCATAGTATGCGCAATGTCCAACAGGGAGGAAAGACGAACTGTCGTGCAAAGACTTAGCTAAAGTTTCATTCATCTCGGATTTGCTCTTATACTTGCTGAATGCCATAGAATGATAACTAAAGTATAATTCCTAAATCCCGGATGTAGTCATCAACAGTTATACCATTCTTATTGAACTTTTGAAGTTCTTGGTAATCCTTGTCCTGCTGCTCAAGAGTAGTCTTGTTAAAATATTCCTCTAATTGCTGAATATATGAGCTCATAGCGCCTTCATCAATATGTATCTCATCAATCTGTGCAAAGATAATGATAATATTTTTGTAAATGCAAATGCAATACAAAAAAATAATTGAACAACTTTCTGGCCAAATAATCAAGACTTTCCGCTGATTTTCACATCGTTCTGTGTCCTTCTTGGCACAAAGACAGCCGCCCTGAGGCGGCTGTCTGGGACGGCGGGATTGTCAGAGTTTCTTCAGCTCCACCGGCGGGCCGACCTCCAGGTAATGATCCATCGAGGCGGTGATCATCTCGAAGATCTCCTTGGAACGCTTACGTATCTCGTCGATGACTTTTTGGCTGCGTGTTACTCTCCAGTACCAGGTACGATTGAAGCGGTCATCGCAGGTCGATACAGGATCCACATCCTTATTCCCGTAAAATGCGGAAATGTCCGTAAATGTCAAATCAAATGATCCATCTCTGAATGACAGAAAGACCGTACCGAACAATGCTCCTTGTTTATTGCCAAATCGCTGGTTGTAGTACCGTGCGCGGTATCCTTTATCCTCGTCTTTGCACACCACACCGCCAAAGCTTAAATTAAGTGACACGCTATGCCAACCGGCGGTATTGCGGTATAACTCATCCCTTGTCATCCCTGGCATCGAATATGTCTTTTTGAAAGTCAGTTTTTCCGGATCCGCCAGCTTCCTTCCGAAGCAAGTCCCGCCGAACCCTATCAGCATTATAGCAACAGCAATGATTAACCTTCTCATACTTATTCAGAATTAATTGTCAGACAAATCCTTGCAAAAATCACTCCGTAACGGTGTCGTGGCGGAGGATGTCGAACTCCAGCTCCTCATTCAGGATCTTCCTCAAAGCCTCATCCAGCTGGTAGAACGCGGCGTTCATCGTCCTGATCTCATTGTCGAGCCTTCCGTCCATCAGCAGTTCCTTGCTCTCGCACATCCGCTTCTCCCACTCGGAGAACCGGTCGGCAATCCGGAACAGCTCAATCCTGGTCTCGATGATGAAAGAGTCAGCCCCGATCTTGTGGCTTTCTGCGGCAACAGCCGCGTTGTTTGAATTAGTAGTACGCATAACTAATTGAATATAAAAACCCTCCGCTAAGGTCTGCGTACCACATACCTGCCTTACGGCATAATGCTGTTGCGACTTTCGTCAGCAACGACCATACGGAGGGCAAAATTTCCCTTTAATAATATGTCAGCAATCTTCTACGGAATTATTCAGCCGTAAAGAGAATGCTAAGTATGTAGTACGCACTGGCAAAGATGCGAATCTTTTTCCAAATTCCAAGAATTTTACGGAAATTTTTGCAAAAAATCGCATTATCTGCCATAAGTACCCCGGCGTTTGGCACGATTGTACTTCTCCGTCTGCTCGATGATCCCGTTCTTCCCCAGCATCGACACATCCGCCTTGATAGGCACGGAAAGCCTTTTGTTCAGAAGCTCGATAGCCTCCAGCAACCTCTCATCGGTCGCTGACCTTGCCGAAGCGACATTCCCTCCGGACACCGAGCCGCTTCCGGTCACTGAGCCTGTCGAAGTGTTCGTAAACCCACCGCTTTCCCGACCGATAGCGGCTCCCACAGGATAGACCGCCTCGAAGTTCAGGCTCTTCAACGTTCCAGCCTTCCGAGCCTCCTCCATCGTCGCCACGAACGGCAGCAATGTCGGATTGCTCAGTCCGTCAGCCGGGATCACATATTCACCGCCGTTCTCACCCACAAGCACGGTAGGGGAGGACACGAACCCTCTCTTGTCCGGAGATAACCGCGCCTTGAACGCCTTCCCATCCTGAGCCCGGCGAGTGTTCACGAAGCCGCCCTCCTCCGCACCGATCGGTTGCGCCGCGATCATCGCGATCTGAGCCGCGCCCAATGCCGTCATAATGGCAGCAGGAGCCACACCCGCCGGCCATCCGCCCCATTCTGCAAAGGTCTTCATCACAGCCAAAGATGTTTGTATGATAGCCTGTGACAAACTGAGAGCCTTGGAACGCTTGGCCTGCTTGATTTCCATCTCCTCACGTCTGGCCTCCTCCTCGGCTTCCATCTCCTCGACCCTTGCATTGTACTGTTCCTGAGACATCAGACCGGCATCATAACGAGACTTGAGAGCCTTCTTTTTCTTCTCGTTGTCCTTCTGGTACCGCTTGAAGTCCTGCTGTTCTTTAGCAGCCGTAAGAGCGATCGCTTGGCTTGCCAGTTTAAACCCTTCCTGAGCCGCCCCGCCGATTCCGGACAAAGCGGTAAGCAGATCCTCGGTGCCAGCCTTGCCAGTAGCGATGTTGGCGAAAAGCTGGTTCCATTTCTCTTGCGACACACCGAACAACTCTCCGTTGCCTGTGCCCCCGAATATTCCCGCATTGCTCTTCTTCTGCGTTGCGGTTAATTCGTTGATCTTGCCGGTGACCTGCTCAAGTTTCAACCTGTACTTTTCCAGTTCTTCTTCTGATAGTTTGATGCCGTCAAATCCTCCGGTATCAACTATCTGTTGAAGACGATCTTTTAAGACATTCTGATAAGACAAATTCTCTTTAACTAGAGTGTCATCTCTGGTTCTCTTTGCTTTCATAACGCCAACAGAATTCGGGGATTCCTCGGCTACGACTTTGGAATAGTCATTCTGAATCTCTTGCAGTTTGACATTGTGCTTAGCCTCAAGCAGCGCCAACTCCCTATTGGAAGCATCTTCCTTAATCTTCAGCAATTTATTCTGATGCTTCTTCTCGATAGCCTCCAGCACCGCCGCCTGATTCTCGTACAGCACCTGCGTCTCCTTGAACTTCTTCAATTCCGCCTGGTACCGAACCTCTTCACCATCCATCGCCGCCTTTGTCTTGTCCGTCTCCACCTCGTTGATGATCGCCGTTCCCTCCTTGGTCAGTTCCGCAGCCTTCTTCTCGTTCTCCTGCCGCTTCTTCAACGCATCCTCCGAATGCTTCTTGATCTTCTCCTGCAACTCATTCTCAATCTTTGCTCTTTCCGCCCCCTTCTCCTTATGAGCAGCCAGCCGTGCCGTCAACGTAGCCACCTCCAGCTCATAAATCCTATCGTCATATTCCCCCTGCGAAGCAATCTCCTTCTCATTGAACTGCTTCGTCAGCTCCGCCTTAGCCTTCAGGAACGCCTCATCATTGCTCAATGACCACTGCTGCTTTCTGGTTTTGTTGTCAGGAGTTGTTGTGACATTGCTATCCGCAGTTGAGTAGGCTGATGTCCCGGATGTCGTAGTAACACTACTATTCTTCCTCTTATTTACGCCATACAACGCCTCTAATGTCTTCACGTCTGCATTGTCCTTATCTATTCCGGAAGAGACGGGACTTAATTTCTTCGCCAAATCATCAGGATGGAAATCTCTGAGTATAGGGCTTCTTTTCAACGCCGCCGCAGCGTTGACCTTGTCGGTACTGGATGATGTCTCTGATATCATCGTGTCTCTGAATCCCACAATCGCTTCCAGAACGCCACGGTAATCATCTTCGCTCATCTTGGAGTCTTTATGTGTCTTGTTGTAGGCATTCCTGATGTTCTCCGCCGCTTTCACGGTACTGTCCTGGAGCCCCTCATCCAGCTTGGATTTGGCGTTCAGCATCCCTTTCAACCTTATCTGCTCGGAAAGCTTGTCATTGACAATGCCAAGAGCCGCGGCAACCTCATCATTGGACGCTTTCTCATCAAGCAGGTGTGGAAGGTAAGAACCGTACTGATCGTTTATCTGTTTGATGGCAGCCGCCCTTTCCTTTGACCCGATGGTCGCCGAGGTGACTGCATCCTTCAGCCTATTCACCGCATCTTTTTCCCTGTTGATTTCAGAGGCTGTGTCAGCGGCCGCCTTCCTCATCTCTGTCATTTCCTTGGTGGCTTCCTTGGACCGCCGGACAAATGAGGTTATACCGACAACCACGGCGGTGATGACACTTAGGATTAGCCCGAAAGGATTAGCTTTGATGGCCAAACCGAGGCGTTTGAATGCAATAGTAGCAGCCTTGGTATTGCCGACAAGAAGATTTTGAGCCAATGACAAAGCTGCGGTACCGACACTTGCACCCTTCAGACTAAGCGCTTGTTTCAGCAAAGCGTCTCTATTCTCCTTGCTCCAGAACGCCAGCAACTTGTCATACGCAAGCTTGAGTTTCGCCCGTTGGTTATAGATGAATATGGCCGCCGCAATCTCGGCTATTTGGTAGCGATACTTGACCATAGGACCAATCAATGCGGAAACGGCTTTCAGACCCATATTCGTAAGTCCGACACTTTCAGACATCAGAGGGTTCATTTTCTCTCCGATTTCTACGGTCGTCTCCATAAGAGCCTTCTTCTGCTTTTCCAACGTGGCCGTCAACGAGTTGTTTTTGAGCTCATATTCATTGGTGATAGAGGTACCCTCGTTGAAAGCTTCGGCCGCGATCAATTGCTGCTGCCGCAATGTCTCCGTCTGTTTTGAAAGGCTTCCGAGTACCTGAATGGCGCGTGAACCGTTCAGCCCCATATCTCCCATCGCCTCGGTGATAGCTTTCATTCCGCCGTCCCCACCTTTGTTCATTCCTTCCAGCACACGGATGAACGCCTCGTTCACATCATCGTTCAAGAGATCCGAAAAGTCTTTCAAAGACATTCCTGCAATATTCGCGAATGTCTCCGTCTTTTCAAACATCTTGGTTATGGTTTGTCCCACCGCAGTGGATGAAGTTTCGGCCTGCTGATGCAAAGAGTCAAGCGTGGCCGCAAGTCCCATCACCTTGTCGATGCTGATCTTGGCGTTAGGTGCGATACCGGCAAGCCTTCCGGAGAAGTCCACGATGTAGCCTTCGTTGGCCGTTGACGCGGCTCCCAGGTCGTTGATGGCCGAACCGACCTTCAGCATCGCCTTCTCGATTCCGAACTCATCCTTGAGGTTGAACACATCGACCATCTTTCCGACCTCCGTGATGGCGGCCTCCGCATCACCGCCAAGATCCTCGGAAAGTGCCACATTGATCTGGTTGGCGGCCTTTGCGAATCCCAACAAGTCTTCCTGACCGGATATTCCCAGCTTACCGCCGGCCCGCACAAGTTCAAGCAACTCGTTCTGAGCTGTCTTTGTGTCTATGCCTTTGAGTTTCTCACTGAGCTCCGAAATCTCATCTTTCGTCAGCCCCGTGGTCTTCATCGCATCCGTCATCGCCTCATCGTAGGCCAGGAACGCATCACGGGTACCTTCAAAACGACCTAGGAATTGCTTTACATTGGAAAACAGAATCGTGATGGCACTCGCTGTTTTTAGTAACTCGCTGATGGAAGTCTTTGTCGCAGAGGTTTGGCTGCTGAGTTGGGCCAACCGCTCCTTGGTTAATCGGACTTCTTCACTCAGTTTTTTCCAGTTCTCTGTTCCTGGCACGGCTTTGCTTAAAGCCGTGGTTGTGAGTTTCAGGTGATTCCGCAATTCTGACAATGTCTTATTGTTGAGCGAAATAGCATCCCGAAAATCATTGTATTTCCCTTTGCATTCAGCCAAGGCTTTTTCATTATCTTGCAGCTTCTTGGTCAGATCGACATATTCCTGCGAATTACTTTTCCCGGCTTTCTCAAGTTTTGCCAGTTCTGACTTTGTCTCTTTGATCGTGCCGGACAGATTTTTCATTTGCTTTTCCAAGGCATACATCTTTGCCCTGCCGCCGTCCCCGTTGATAATGATATTCAGTCGAAGGTCCTCTGTAGTGAGTCTATTAGATTTAGCCATAAGACACGTTGATTTTATGGCACAAAAATAGCCGCTAATCAGCGGCTGCAAAGGACAAATACAATGGAGTTTAACCCCAGATGATTGTCAAGACAACGCTTGCAAGAATGACCAGGCCACTAAGAAGCAACAGCAAATCACCCATAACGCTTTTCTTGGTTTTGTTCTTGGAGGTCAGTCCAACCACGGCACTTCCAATCGTTCCACCTACGAGAAATATAATCAACCCTGCCAAACCGACAAAAATCGCAATCAAAGCGACAAACAACAACGGCCAGACAAGCCAACCAATATCACCGATAAAGAACATAGGACTTCAAAGATTAGTGTGTTATTTCTCTTCTTGCAAAAATCAATCCGCCGCTTTATAAATTAAACTTCTTCAGCAAATAAGGCTTGATGGCCGGTGATTGTCGGACGTGCTCAAGGCATTCTGCCAGATCTTCATCCTTTATGTGTCCAAGATATTCAGCGCTTTCCAGAACCCTTTCGCTGTTGAACTCCTTCACAGTGTAGCAATCCACATAACTATCGTGATCCAGATAATCATTGTCAGCCGCCTTTACCAAATGCTGGTAAGGTGCAATCTGTGAAAACATCTTTTCATTGATCCGAGTGTTTACCAGAAGAGCGGCCAGCACTCCACTGTCATCTGTCCTGCCGATAATGACAAATCTTTTAGGCTTGGATTCCTTTCCCGGCTTAGGCTTCACACTGTCTTCCGGAAACATCTCCATCTTCAGAACCTGACCAATCTCAATAGCTTGCTTTCTGAGTTCGGCAGGGAATGAATCAAGTTCCATCATAACCTTGCAAACCTATCGGTCTCAAGGAAATCCTCCAAATACCGCAAGGCATCCGATGACGCATCCCCTTCTTTGGCGATATTAAGAAGATTCATCTCCTTCAAAGAAGACTTGCTGTTAAAAGCACGATTCCATTCCATTCCGTGCGTATCTTCTTTTATTTGGTTGAAAGACATTTTCGCAACTTTTTCAATGCCATAGTTTAGGCTCTCAATGTCAGATTTGGATAGGAAATCCATATTGGGGTCTTCCTTTGCGGAATACCGCCCGCTTTTGAAATTTATAGCATCCGAAGCCAGATGCATATCATCGGATCTGTGATAATTGAGTTCATTGGAGTCGCCACTGGCCATTTTCAGAACATTGTAGATGTTGGACGGTACCGGCCCGAACGGCAAAGCGCAGATGCAATCCTTGAAAAGGGGAGTGCCATATTGCGCAAGATGATTCTGCTGCGCATAATAGGCCGTCTTGACAAGGCTGTAGATGTCCCTTTGACCATCATTGCTATGTGTAAGAATATACAGTAGAACAGCCTTAATCACCAATATGTCATCTTTTCCAAGTCTCATAAGTGCCTCCGTATTGCATTTGTATTGCGAATGTGTTTACAAAGAAACAAACTTTGGGCCAAATAATCAAGACTTCCCGCCTGATTTTCACTTCGTTTGGCCCAGTTCCGACTCCCTGATCCGGGCGATGACATCCTCCGTGAACTCGTACATCAGCCGTTCGGCGATGGAGGCGAAAGCACCGAAGACATAGCGATTGTGGATCTTGCGGTTGCTCTTGACGGACTTGCCGCCACGCTGGAGACGCTTCATGTCCAGGAAGCGCTCGTAGGCCACGTGGACGAACGTCAAAGTCCCCGAAGCACCGCTCCCACCGGTCACCGAAACACTCCTGGACGATTCCAACCGCCCGGAACGCTTCTTGACCTTGGCCTCAATGGCCTTCCCCTGATTTCTCAGAAGCCGCTGACCCTCATCCTGAAGGACCTCACTTACGAAACGCGCCCTGACATCCATCACTCAAACGCAAGCTCGATGCTGTACCCGCTCCAACCTCCGAACACGCTTGCTTCAGGCACCACATCAGCCGAAGCCAGCGACAAACCCGTCACCAACTGACAATTATAGCTGGAAGCCTCCTCCGTGATGTAAGCCAGAATTAAATCCGCAATCTCCAGAAGCCGTGAATACTGCTCATTCTCCGATTCCTCCGTCTTGTCCAGCCCAAGCCCCTTCTCCAACACGAAGATCACCGTCCCCAGCTCTTCACGGAACGAATCGGAATCCCCACGCTGATGCACCTCCGGACGCGCGACCACCACCTGCACACCCGAAAGATGCGCCAGCTTGGAAGTGGCGTCCGACTGCGCGGTCGTGCAAATCGGATCGATGTGCTCACAACAGCAGCAGGAATGGATCTTCAACCCCGCAAGGTACTCAGTGAGCCTTTGAAGCCTTGATAATCTGCTCATTTCTCTTTCTCTCCTTATAGTTATGCCACATAATCGACAGCACCGAGAACAACGGCTCCTCATCCACCCTGTCAATGTTGCCAAGCGTGTTCTCCTTAGCCACCTCGACCAACAAATCATTCCACCCGAAGCTTATCCCCGAACTTTTCTCATCCCCGGCGAACAGCTTCGACAAATCAACCTCCTCCCCGTTAATCTCCAGAACACCCGACTGAAGGTACTTCAAGCAAGCCGCGAACCACATCATCACAAGATTCTTCTGCCACCCCTTCAACCTCGACGCTCTATGAATATGCCCACGTGCATTCCGTTGGTCCACATCCGGCACCATCCGACCTGCCCTGTTGGCCTTCCGGCAACGTCTTCTGTACAGGAAAGCGATGCATTCATCCAGATCCTCCGGCTCGCGGCTCCTGAAAAACCTGTTGATTGCGGCGGATGCGTGCCTGAACTCCCCGAAAGTCAGATCCTGAAGCAGTTCCCCCGGACCGTACAGCCTCACAAGCCCCAACCGGACCACCGGCATCGGATTCGCGACCGAATCAAACGTCAACGCAGCCGACTCCTCCGAGAACAGGAAGCCCAGAAACGTCTCGCACATCCGATAGACATTCTCATCCCTGACAGAAGAAGAGCCATTGAATATGTCCGTGAACCATCCCTTGACAGTCCTCCGCACCCCAAGCAGCATCCACAAGACCCTCACATTGAAGTCCAACGGCGATTCCCCACGCCTAAGACACCTCTCGAAGATCCGGAATACCCCACGCACCTGCTCCGGAGTCATTTCTCTCCACGAACCAGGCACCTGTACGACCTTGCCGGTCTCGAAAACCTCAATCGTGTTCATCACTCGGTGGTAAAGAATTTGTTCCGCCTGTCATTCACAGGCAAAAGCTTAGGATCCGCCTTATCTTCGCTGATCAGAGCCGACAAATCCGTCAAAGCGTCCTTGACCTCACTTTTCAGATTGCCGACATACCAGTCAATCTCATCCATCGTGGCCACACGGTTGGACTTGTTGCCCTGATAGGTAGGGGAGAACCGCCTTGCGATCTCGATAGGAAACACCTCAAGGCTCCACCTCGTTCCGGCCACGATCACCGCACTTAGTATCGCCGCCCTTCTGGCCAGCGAAAGCGCCCTCGGCTCAGCCGAACCGTCAGTAATCGAAGCCCATTTATCCCCTGCGAACGGCTCAATGACCGCCCTTTGCCGCTCGATCACAAGCGCCTGCAACAGATAATAGACGTAATAGCTCCCATCGATGGGATAGACCGCCTCGAACTCCTGAATATTCCTGACAATGGATTCGCCTATCATCGTCCTCTTGGCCGAAGCCTTCCAGTTCTCGTTGCCGGAAGTCTCCAAGTAGGTGTACAAAGCGTCCAGAGCCCTGAAATACCGCTCCCTCATCGCCCTGTCATCCCTGTCTATCTGCCATTCGTAAGGACTTCTCTCATTGTCATCGATCTTGACCTTCCGTCCGGTCGATTCGTGGGACACGGACGAAAGCTTAGCGTACCGCATCAACGCAAGGCACGCCACCGGAAGCCTCACAGCGGCCACAAGCTCCGGTTTCTCATCCTCATCGTAAGCCTCAGCGGCCTCCTTGACCACCTCCTGACTCACAAGCCGCGCCACCTCATCGGTGGCGAACCGGATTTCCGTCTCGATCAGCCTGAAAGGAGAGGAAGCGTACCATTGGCCGGTCAGATCCTCCAATTCCTTGGAACCATCCCTGTTTCTGTTGAACAAATCCATCATAATCACTGATTTTTAACCCTTGCCGAAGAAGTAAGGGCCTCCTCCGCCGACAACTGCTTGTGGAAGAACCCAAGTTTCAGCCCCTTTCCGGGGAAATTGAACGCTATCGCTTGGTTGATCGGCTCCAGAATCGTCTGTGAGGCGATCTCCGTGTCCGAAAGCAAGAACAGCTTGAAGGCATACAACAATTCAGATCCAGATGCCAGCTTTCCGTTCACCATCACGTTCGACAGCGACGGATGCAGCCCCATTCCGGATGTGATCGCAGATGCCGAAGCCTCCGAGATCTTCAACTGAGCCTCCACAAAGTCCTTCATCTTCTGGTCTATCGCCTCCACGGACCAAGACACACGCCCCGCGCCGCTTTCAGACGGCATATCGAGCGAATAGAAGAACTTTCCAGCGTTCTCCTTGCCGCTGAGCACATCCTGCATCTGCAACAGCAGATCCTCCGTCAACCGGCTGATCTCGTTCTCCACCTTGGTGTCATCCCAAGTCGGATGAACCATCCTAAGACGGTCACGCCTTTCCTCCCAGTACTCCTTGGGAGCCTTCACCAGATAAGCAAGGTTGATTCCGTTGTCCGTCACGTACTTGAATATGGTCGGAATCTCCGAACCCTTGACAATCCAGCGCAACGCTCCCCAATACTGAGGCACAGCGTAGAAATCCCTTGCGAATGAATATGTGTGGTTGTACGAAGCCGAGGCTCCGAACCGTCCCGGATTCTTCCTGTCATAGACCGGATAGACCCTTACGCCCGTCCCCACGCAGGAATGCTCGAAATCCCCGACAACAATGTGTTTCACGTCCTTGATCTCCCTGCTGTCCGTCCACTCCAGCCTTGCGTTCTTTGAAGGAATATGCTCAAGATAGGCTATCTTTGGCTCCCTGCCTATTCTCCGGCCTTTCTCCAGATACTTGGCATCGAAGAACCCTTTCAGATGCAGGTAATCGGTCATACACCCCTTGATGTAGCTAATATAGTCCCAGCTGTCCAGCCACGCCTGGATCTCCCTGTCCTCCTCCCAGTTATGCACGATGTTTCCTTCCTGGTAAGCCAGCCGGTTAAGGAACACGCCCTGCCCGTAGAGAAGCCCCATCTACCTCTCAAGGATTCCCGGACCAAGATTGTTTTCGTCCAGGATGTCCCTTAGGTGCACCGGCAGATTGTTGTCGTGGCCGAACGGCACGATCTTCTGTCCGCAAATCGTCTGGGGCAACTGTTCCCAGTTCCTCTGTTGCGCCATCCAAAACACGGAGTCCAGACTGCTGTCCCTCCTGTTGGAAAGCGCGAAAGCCCGGCCATCGTTCAACCGCAGAACGGATGTGTGGTCGGATATTTTTTCGATTCTGCTCATACGAGTATCAGTTTTTGTCCGTTGAATGTCATCAGAAGCGGCTGGTAGAAACGCCTCGGCTCTCCGGTCTCCAGATCCGTGTAGCCCTCGATGATGTCAGCGTTCTTGTTGTGCTCCTTGGTTTCCCTATGTCTCAGCACCCCGCGCCGGACATAGACGATCCCGTCGCTTGTGCCTTTCGTGGGGTTATAGCTCATAAACGAGAAGCTGAAGCTCCTGTCTTCCTCTGACAGTCGCCTCATCTCCGTCAATGCTTCATATACGTTCATATCACAAAGTTAGCCACCTCCCAAGACGATAAAAAGGACACCACGCCCAACCCGGAAACTACAGCCCAAGGCTCGGCTATTTCAGCCAAACGGGCTTGTTTTGTGAATATATTCCCGTCAAAATCAAGTGGTTCAAAGCCTTGCACCCCGCCGCGGCAAAAACGCACTTTTTCGGACGCAAAAGAGCCCGGGCCGCGCAGCGGAAGAATCGCAATTGCGATTCCTTCCCGAGGGTGATATATGGCGCACGCCCCGCTCAGTCCTTGTTTTTCCCGACCGCACGAGGATCCGTCGCCGAGGACGGCAGCATCGTCTTGCCGCTGGCCACGCCTCTGAGTTGCTTGGTCATCACAAGATACTTGAATGAGTCTGATGGGTTGGTGGACTCCGTAGGCAGCTGCTCCACCGGTAACTTCTCGCTTTTCTTATCCTTGAACACAACCCCGTTCCTGACCACAGTCCTTGCCTTCTCCAATGACAGCTTCAGATGCTTGGCCGCATACGCGTCGATGCGAATCACCGGCAACCGTGGATTACGCTCACTCATTATCTCCTGCATAAATGAATATTCCTCCGGCTGCCCGATGTTGCCCTGGTTGATGGACATAAGCTGCACCGTCCACCCTGTACGGCGGCCGGATTCATCATATTCAATAGCCTTCTTTAACTTGCCGACCTGATCCTCACCCACGGACTTGTAGGAGTTGCCTGCACGGTCATAGTACAGCATCAGGGTCTTGCGCCTCACAGGTGCGAAGAAGGCGCGGAACTTCTCTCCAAGGTCAGGGACATATTCAGGTGCAAGAGTGTAGAGGAACTTCACAACACGCAGGCACGAGCGCCCCTTCTCGGTGTCATTCTGGGCAATGGACATCGAGCACATATTCCCGAAATCCACTCCTGCGATGAGCGGTTTGTCCAGATCGAGATATTTCAGCACCCTGCAATCCTCCTGATCAAGCAGTCCGAATCCATCGTAGGCTTCCTCATCCGTGCCATCATAATAGAAGTGGCGTTCACTCAAGGAGGTGTAGAAGCGGTCGCCTGATTCCAGGGACGGGCGCATAGAGAGGATGGCCGTGTTCAGATCAGGAAGCTTACCCGAGATGGCATCCCCGAACCACTGCTCTGTGAGGATGTCCACATTGATGTAGGATGATGCCAGCATGAAGAAAGTCCTGGCTTCCTTACGCATCCTAAGTTCAGTCCATCGGGCTTTCCACTGTTCGGCCACACGGCATTTGCTGCGATAGACGTTCAGGTCATCGGCACTGTGGGTATTCATCCATTTGTCTTTGGCGGCGGCAGCCTCGTGCAGGCATTCGTTATAGACCAGGCCGGCTTTCAGCACAAGCACGATGGCCGGGATGTCCATATTGTGGGCATATTTCAGGATCCAGTCATATTCCCCGATGTGCGTGGTGTCGGGCATATCGGTGGTGAAACTGAATCCTCGGTAGAAGACACTGTGACCATATTCCTGCCTGTAGCCACGGACTGCCTTCAGCAGGTTGGAGATCTTGTCTTCCCGGAAATATTTCACCTCATCTCCGAAGACAAAGACGTAGGAGGCTCCGGCAAGGGTGGCCGGGCGGTCAAGGGAGCCGAACCGGATGTTGGTGCCGGTGTAGAATATGATCGTGCGTTTGTAGGAGACCAGTTTGTTGAAAGGTTTCCAGAAATGTGGTTTGAGCCAGTCCGGAAGGGATGCCTTCTCCGCATCGGTGAATGTCGGCGGCTCCTTCTCGATGACATAGTGGACTCCTTCACGCAGGCCTTTTCGCTCCAGCCCCTCCAGAACGGATGGGAGGATGTTGGCGTTCAGGTTCGTGAACGTGTCGGCCACCCAGACGACGGGCGCTCCTGGCATATCATAGATGACATCCAGCAGTCTTTCGGCCTGGATGTCGGTTGTCTTGGCTCCGCCACGCCCCACGACATTGAGGTTCTGACAGGCGCCGGCCAGCGACACGATCTGGGCGAAAGGGTTCTGGTACTGGACGGAGGCGGCTTGTGTGGATTCAGGTTTAACTCTCTTCCTTTGCATCCTCAAGGTATTTTACGATGTCAAGATCAACGATGCCTGCATCGGTCCTGAGCCGTCTCTTGACGGACTCCGGAGCGACCACGGTGTCAATCTGCCTTTCCAGCTCATCACGGTTGGCTGCCGGAAGTCCGATGGATTCTGGCGTTGCGGAAAGCAGACGGAACATCGGCTGGTAGATTTCAGCCGGAAGCTTGGCCGGATCATCTTTGTCCAGCTGGAGGGCACGAGCCTTGTTGGCAAGGATGTCAGCGGCCACGGCGTAGTCCTTGGAGGTCTTTGCGGCGTCCCTCGCGGCGACATAGAGTGTGTCGAACTGATCCGCCATCTTGTTGCGCATCGCCTCTTTGGAGACCTTGCGGTTGCAGAAGAAGAGCTCCACGGCTTCTGAATATATGTCCGCGGCACGCTGGTAGGGGATGCAGAAAGGGGCGCTGGTCAGGAACTTGATCGTCCTCCTTTTGCCATACTGGCCGTCCAATGAATATATCAGCGTCAGCAGGTCTATGTAGATCTGTTCCTTGTCGGAAAGGTTGCCCTTTGATCCGGAAGCAATATATTCCTGAATCTTCTCGAACGCGCCTTCTTTCTCGGCACCGCCGAACAGATCCAGCTTTGAGATGGTGAAACTTTTGTCCCGGACGATGTCGCGGAACTGCTCGACGGAGTCGGCGTCGCCACCCATAGCTCCACGCACAACGGCAAGTTCGATCTTGGCCCTCTTCTCCAGCTGGCCGCGTTTGATGGCGTTGCTGATCCGCTGATCATCTATCGTGACGGGATCAGCCAAGATGACATCCAATTGCCTTTCTGTGATGTCAAGGAATCCGGCCAGTTCGGCATCAGTCCAGCCGATGGCCGCAAGGGATGAAAGATCATCGAGAAGTTCGGTTGTCAGTTCCTTCATATTCTTTAATCATTCGGTTTATCTCATCGAGCGTCATCTTCAGGCGGGAAAGCCTTTCCTCTCTTGACACTTTCAGGTCAGGGCGGTCGCCTTTCTTGATTTCCCGCTCCGCGCGCCAGATGGAATCCTGGACATTGCGCCTTTTCCGGATTAGCTCGGTGATCGGCATTCGTCTCAGATTATCCAGTTTCTTTGTCAAGGCGAAAATCGGATGTTTGCCAAGAATCCGGTGATGCTCCTTGTAGTATTGAAATTCAGTGCGGGAAACTGAATTTTGATAAAAATTTCTTACCGTTTTTTCCGCGGCCTCGAAGCACTCTTCCGGAGTGGTGCATTTGAACAGATCCTCGTGGGCGTTGACATAGTTGTGCCACGATGTGATCATATCCGCGGCAAGGGCCTTCAGTTCGGTCGGGCAATCAGGTTCGGAGAGGAACGGCCAGTCTTCCCGGAACCGCCCGCCTTTCGTCAATGTCTGCGAGAACGGAACCTCTGTGGCGAACGGAAGCAAAGCTTTCTTCAGGAGGTGTGAATATTCCTTCGGCGCCTTCCTGACAAGAGCGTCGAGCCACTTGTTGGGCGCGTATATGCTCAAGAGCCGAAGTCCTTCAGTGACCTCGGCTCCCGAACATATCCATCTGTCAATCTCGTTACTCATTCAGCAGGTACTGGTCAATCAGATGTGTGATGGCCGCATAGCCTTGAGGAGTGGCGAACACGAACTTCTTGCGGACGAACGCCTCGATGACAAGATGTTCGCAAGGATTCGCGCGATAGACCGGAGTCACGATGTTGCCGAACCGGAATCCGGCCTCGATTGGTCTATGGAGATTCTTCTTGAAGTAGTCCTTTAGGAACTCCTCCGCTGTCTGGTTTTCCGCTGGAAGCGCGTCCACGAGTTTCTCCTTGGAGAACGGTTTCGGCAGCCTTTCGCTGAAAACCTTGTTGCCTTGAACGTCAAGGAACACAAGCGGTGTGGCCAGTTCTCCGATGGAAATCTTGGCGCAAGGAACGCAGTTGGCCGGCACGAGGATGAAATCATCGGAGATATTGTTGTCGGCGATGATTCCGGCAAGAATGTCACGGATGTCAGCGTCCGGTTCAACCGTGATGACAACAGGCTTGACACCTGTCATCTTCTCCCAGGCTTTGGACAACTGGCCGTCCGTGCCCTCGTAGGCACAGACAACCAGATTCGTTCCGCCGCTTACAGGGTTGCCCGCAACCTTGCCTTCGACGGCTTTTGTGTCGATCTTAGACATCCGCTAAGCTCCTCCGGTCGCGCTTGTGGCGTCCTCGGCGATCTCCGGCATCTCTCCGGCATATTCACCGGCCAGGAACTTGTCAGGCAACGCCTGCTTCCAGGTAAGAGTCCTCTTGGTCGCCTCACCGTCCATCTTGGTCTCAAGAGACAACCTGAGCGGGTTGCAGACACGTCCCATAATCTGAGGACGGCCAGCAGTTGTTCCGTCGCACTCCTGCACGATGGCGATCACGCCACGGTTCTTGAAGATCTCGATGAAATTCTTGATGGCCACTGAGTTGCCCGGGTGGTCGAACACGATACCGGTCTTGATTCCCTCGGCGTCCGGATCTCCGGAAAGTTCCTCGGTGACCTGAATCGTGGAAGCCGTGGCATAGATGGAGATTGCCTTTGCGCCGGTCTTCAATGTGAGGTCTCCAGTTACAACGCAGTTGCCAACCTCTCTTGTCGGTTCGCTGGCGACATCCTCCACATCTACAAGGATGATCTGTGATTTTCTGGTGGCGGCGCAACCAGCGCCGTCACCAGGTCTTGGAATTGATGATTTAACGTAATCCATAATTCACGCTTGTTATTTGGTTATGCACCGCCTTGACCCTGATCCTGGTTGGTATCTGAACCCTGATCCTTGGTGTTGTCAGCAGCCTTCTTTCCGTTCTCCCACTTGTCGGTGTCCGGAACATCGGAGACGATGCTCTCGACAGGAGTGTAGCCATCAGGCACGGCGGCATACACAGCCTCGGCGATCTTGAAGCCCGTAGAGAGGGAGTACTCGCCGAACACCTTCACATCGTAGTTCTGCTCCTCGATCTTGACGATGCAGTTCTCCGCCTTTGAGAGATCCACAAGCTCCACGAAATTCTCCTTCGGGGTCGCGAAGATGATAGGGGAGTTGTACATCGATTTCAGAGGTACGAGGTGGAAGTTGGTGAAGCGGATGCTTCCGTCATTCTCCACGCCGGTGTACTTGCCGTTAACGGCGAAGTCAGCCCTCTTGTAGCGGGTGAGCAGCTGCTCGGAGCAGTGGATGGTCACGATGTGGGCGAACAGTCCGGAGATGCTGTCAACGAAGCCGTCGATGTAGGCGAGGAGCTCGGAGTCCGACATCGCCATCGGGTCGGCTGCCGCCTTGTAGTAGTTGATCTTGCAATTCTCGTCTGACTTGCCCTCCACAAGGATGGTCTCGAAACCGTCCATAGAGTTCTTGGCGGCCTTGCCCGCGTCACCGTCAGCGACAACGCCAGCATCGATGAACTTACCCTTTGCGATCATCGAGATGGTGATGTCATCCAGCACCTTAGGCAGGATGTGGTTCTCGATGATGTAGCGGGTGATAGGCATATCCGCCATAGTCTTGCCCTGCTCGTAGAGATAGAGCAGCCAGCTCTTGAGCACATCGGCCGGCTGGATCAGCACGTTCAGCTTGTGACGGCGATAAGGAATCCTGATCGGAGTGAAATGGGGCGTTCCCTTAGGAGTCCATTTCGGTGTGAACTGCTGTGAGACCTCGGACATAATGGCCGCGCTTGCGATGTAGTCCGTGTTGGACTGGATGCGGGTCATATGCTTGGCGTCATCGAATCCGTTGTAGATCCTCTTGTTAAGGAGCTCCAACTTCATCTTAGGAGGCATCGTCATCTTGAACTCGGCGTTGAGATCCGTGATGTCGATAGACGCGTCTTCCATCGCCGTGAAAGCGTAAGGATTGACGGAATCAAGGGCTTCCTTCACGATCTTGTTGTGTGCCGCCGCCATATTGATGGCAAAGACCTTGGCCTCCTTGGACGCAGGAACTGCCGTGGCAACCGGCTTAGGCTCCGGCTCGGAAGCCAATGAGACAACGTCCTTCTGTAGTTTCTCGATCTGTGCTGTCAGCGCGGCTGTTGCTTCCGCCGTCTTGGCGGCTACAGCCGCGTCGAAAAGGGTCACGGCATCACCCTCCTCATCGAGGTTGATGCTTTCCAGTTTGTCGAGAAAGTCCTGGCCGTAGTTCTCCAGAACCTTCTGCCGCTCCTGATCGGAAAGGGAAACCTTGCCGTCCTTGACGTCAAGCTCGCTCTTGCCGAAGAGACGGGCCACAAGTCGGCCCATCTTGGAATTGTTGAGAGTTTTCTTATCCATTATGAAAAAGATTGGTTAAACGCTTGTGAGTGCGAAGACCGCCTCGATGGTCTCGGAAAGGGTCTTCTTGGCATCGGCCATATTCAGGCGCAACGCCTCAGCGGTGCCGAACATCGCGCCGCTCAGAACTCCTTTCTCCTCTTTCTGAATATTCGGCCTTCCGGACACGACCGCATTCTGGAATTGCTCCACCAGCGGTTTGAGTTCGGCTTTGACAGCCTCGTAGTTTCCGGCCAAGGCTTCCCTATAGGCCCGGTTCTTCTCTGAGGACTCATTGGCGTAGATTACCAAAGTCCTTTCACCGGTGGTTGGGTTGGTGGCCGAATTGTCCACGAAGACTGCCATCGCTCCGATGGAGCCGACCTCTGAAAGGTCGTTGTCCATATAGATGGCGTCGCACTGTGAAGCCACCCAGTAGGCGGCAGAAGCGCAACAGTCGGCGTGGACATAGACCGGCTTTCCTTTGGATCGGGCGTAACCGATCGCCTCAAGCATCGGAGGAATGGCCGAACAGCTTCCGCCAGGGGAGTCTATGTCCAGGACGAGACCGATGACATTGTCGTCATCGGCCATCTCCCGGAGTTTGTTTGCTATGAACGTTGTCCCGTAACTTTCGCAGGTGTCGTACTTGGTCATTGTGCCGTGAAGCGGAACAATGGCGACACTCTTAGCTTTCCCGGCTTGTGCTCCGGAATCGGCCACGGTGGAGACCACCGCCGACTTCACCTCCATCTCGACCGGAGTCTTGCTGAGGAAGGCACGAGCGATAGGAAGCAGCTGCTCCGGATTGGAGACCAGCCACTTTCCCTGAACGATGTCCCTTGCCAGTTGGAATGTGTCTGCTTTCATCTTGTTAATCAATGTTTACGCAAAGATACCAGCGAGACACCCGTAAGGAAAGGACACGCTAAAAGACAGGGAATTGATACGAGCTGGACAGCTTCAAGGTGTTGGTTTCGTTGACCTCGAAGGCAAGAGGCAAGTCCTCGGTGCCGTAGGTCTCATCGTCCCCGTGGCAGAATCCTACCTTTAATATAAGGTTGTCCCTCATAATCTCCGAGGACTCCGAAAGCGTGGCGTTGATCTTGACGGTGGCCAGCCTCCCGGCATCCTCCGTCTTCTCCGACCGCTCGATGGTGGCGGTCCCTGGAACGAGCGCAAGTTTATGCCAGACTCCATCCTGTCTGTCAAGGCTCTGGGCCTGCAATGAGTCAATGATTCTGATCATCTTTCAATCCGTTTATGTTTATACTGCTGTTGATGTAATCCACCTTGTTGATAAGTTTCTTCACCAGTTTGTCCAGCGTCTGTTGCGATTGCCTGTAGATCCTCTTGTGCAGCGCGTCGAAATAGTCGGTGCTGAACAATCCCCTCGACACGATGAACGCAGTGACTATGTCCTTCTTCTGGACTCCGAGCTCGTAGCCGGCAAGGTAGTACTGCTTGAACTCGATGTCAAAGAAGGCGTTGATCGCCATATTCAACGCCACCGTGCTGTACTTGTCATAATAAAGGAACTTATCCCTCATAGGAGCCGTGGCGATGTCGCTTGGCAACTCCAGATCCACGACCTTGTCGCCTTCCAGAGCCACCGGACCCTCCGCCACCTTGCAATGAGCCACGAGAAGCCTGCCTATGCTGTTTCGGGCATAGACTTTCAGAGGCCCGCCCGGACTGTCAGGCGGGAACAGGTAAGCCAGATAATCCGCCATCATCGGCGAATCCACTTTCAATTTGACATCAAGCATTTCACAGTTCATCAAATATTATAGCCACATTTTTCGCAAAAACAGCAACTACACCAACTACACTTGAAGCTATGTTTGATTTTCAATGAGTTAACCAAAAACGAGGTGTAGTTGACCCTCGAAAATGTGTAGTTAGTGTAGTTGGAGACTGCCCAAGTGTAGTTGAATGTAGTTGGAGTGTAGTTCTTCAACTACACCGCAACTACACCTTATTTCGTTAATATTCATTCATTTACTTCAAGTGTAGTTAGTGTAGTTAGTGTAGTTGGGGTTTTTCGTTTCCTCAGCAAAATAATTTTTCACTAATTTACGTAATTTATTGAAGAACTACAATAGATAGCACAAGATAAACTTTTGTTCTATTTGAATATATGTGAAAATAGTTATCCTATTTGTGCCAAAATTTGGCACAACCACTCCGATTTTCCTCATTTTCCCCATTTCCCCCGAAAATCACCCTCTTGGTGAAAATCGTAAGCAAATCCACTCTTTTTGCTTATGGTTTTCGCTTTGGCCCTTTGAAATCCCCATTCCACCCACTTTCCTCCAATAAAAATCGTAAGGGCGGACGAAGATTAACCCTCTTCATTGGCCCTTACCCAAAAGAAAAGCCCTGGAAGAAACTCCCAAGGCCGCACCATACTAAGTAATGCTACCAAACAATTACGCGAATATGGCGTTCAGGTCTTTGTCCAACGCCCGGAATCCGGATTCGATTCTTTCCTCCTGAGCTTTCCGTGGCTTGGTTCCGTTGATGTATCCCCAAAGCTGCTTTTGGTTGATGCCTGTTAGTTTTTCGAGGCCGGCCAATGAGAGGATACCCGAATTGACATAGTACTGCATCAACGAGACCACGTCAATCTTGTAGGAGAAGGAATATTCCCCGTCAAGAAAGGCGGGGTACTTGAATCCCTCCGCGATCGCAGTCTCCTTGTAGAACTTGATCTGCTGCATCATATCGGCCTTGGCTTCCTCGATGGTGTCGCCGGCTCCAGAGAATATTTCCTTGCTGCAATAGACGTTGAAAGTTCCGTCCGTAGCTCTTTCGATAACCGCTTCTATAACCATAACTCAATTCTTTTATCGTTGTGATATGGGGCTTATTTCAGCCCCATATCCTTTTTCATCTTGTTTTCAAGCCCCTTGCCTAACTCTTTCCCTTTGTGGTAGGGAACTGGGTAAGTCCGGCTTCCCTTTCTGTAGATCACGTGGCTTCCAGACTGCCTTAGCCTTTCCCAGCCATTCCCCTTAACAAGGTCGTGAAATTCATCATACTTCATATCGCATATTGTTTGGTATTGCAAAGGTAGTAATATTTCTAATAATTACAAGATTTATCAATAGAAATTTTACGTTTATTTATAGAGTTGAAAAAGCCAAGCAGCTGAAATGGGCGAAAAATTGACATAGTGATTGATCCTGTTGTGAATTGCTTTCAGATTTTGTATATTCGTTCTTTGAACACAATTCTATAGGCCAAGGATCCAGGATCAAGTCCAAAACCTTGTATTAAGTAATCCTTAAAAAACAACTTGGTTATCTTTGATTGTCTTTTCGGTCTGGCTATCTTTCCTCATCAGTCATGTGCCACCGGCACACTCCTTCTTCCAAAAGACATCTATCCTCGAAAACACAAAGAAGTTGTTTTGATTTGTTTGAAATGTTCTTAGAGGTGAAATAATGGTCGCGAAGGCATCGCTTTATGGCGAAAACGTCTCCGAAAATGGACGCGTAGAGACTTTCGGTGGCGTTTAGAGACCAAAATGTCTTTGGAGATGGCAATCTGGGGTGTCAATGGCGTTCTCCAGCACCTCGCGAAAAGATATATATGAATCCATGCTTTACCCTTGATCCAAGAAAACACATTATGGATAAGATGCGAATCAGAGATAAATTCACTAAATTTGTAGGAACAATTTAAAAATGGAGGGCATTATGATACTAAAGGATCAGA